CAAATGTCAAATGACAAAGGAACATGGTTTGGATGGGATGTATCTAAGGTTGGTCCGGTTACAGATAAAGGTGTTTACGAAATTGCTAAAAGCTTTGCTGAAAAAAATAGCAAGGGTGAAGTAAAAGTTAAACACGGATCTGACGAATCTAAGGAAAAAGCACCTTACTAATAAAATCCTGGGAGTTGGGCGTGGAAGCGAGAGTGGAAACGCCCAATTAAAAAAATATGATAGAGAAATTTATAAATATATTTAAAGGATTAGAACGTGCGCATGGTTGCACTAACATTGCTCCTATTACAGAAAATGGAGTTAAGGTTAAGGGCCAATCGTTTGTACGTAGACAACCAGTTATACCTCAATTGTGGCAAGATCACTTAGAAGGTAAACAAAGTCTTGGAATTATTCCAATTAGAGATGATAATAAATGTATATGGGGTTGTATAGACATAGACTCATATGCAGGTTTTGATCACAAAAAATTAATAGATAAAATTAAAAAAGCAAAACTACCTTTAGTTGTTTGTAGATCTAAAAGTGGTGGTGCTCATGTATTTTTGTTTGCAGAAGAACCTGTTGAAGCAGAATTAATGAGAGATAAGTTAACAGAAATTAAAACCGTGTTAGGTTATGGTGGATCAGAAGTATTTCCAAAACAAATTAAATTAAAATCACAAGATGATACAGGAAATTTTTTAAATTTACCATATTTTAATTACACCAAAACAACAAGATATGCTTTTCTCGAAAACGGGGAAGCTGCTAATATAGACGGTTTTTTTGGATTATATGAAAGAAATAAACAAACACCACAACAACTACATAAAATAAAAATAGAAAGACCTGTAACAGAATATTCAGATGCGCCACCATGTATAGAATTAATGGCAATAAATAAAATACCAGAGGGTGGCAGAAACAATGCAATGTTTCATTATGGTGTTTATGCTAAAAAGAAATGGCCATCAGAATGGAAAAGTAGATTAACTATGTTTAACATAGCAGCATCTACAAGTCCTTTAAGTGAATCAGAAGTAGATATTATTAAAAGACAACACGAGAAAAAAGAATGGGGTTATAAATGTAATGACACACCTATGTGTAATCTGTGTGATAAAAAATTATGTAAAATTAGAAAATATGGAATAGGTGAAGAGATTGTGTTTCCATTATTATCTGATTTACAAAAAGTTAAATTAGAAAAACCATATTATTATTTAAACGTAGATGGTGAACGACTACACCTGGAGAATGTTAAGTTTTTAAAACAACAAAGTTTGTTTCAAGAAGCGTGTATGGAGCAACTAGACTTTAAACCACCAACCGTTAAGCCTAAAGACTGGGATATGATTATAAATCCACTGATGAAGAACCACGAACCTGTGGAACCACCAGAAGGTGTGACTACACAGGATCAGTTGCAAAATCATTTAGAAGAGTTTTGTTTAGATAGACACATAGGTTCTGATATAAAAGATTTAAAACGTGGGGGTGTATTAACTAAAGAGGGTTATCATCATTTTATATTTGATAAATTTTACAATCAGTTTTTAATTAGAAAACGTTGGGACGTACCGTACTCACGTACAGCACAGATGTTAAAAGAAACATGTAATTGTGATGACAAGCGTATTGGTAAAGAAAGAACATCTGTATTTGTGGTTAAACAGTTTGATAAAAAAGAAGATAATTATAATCAAAAAATTTTAAAAGAAGAAGCACCATACTAATGAAAACTAGAATACATGTAAATCAACATAAAATTAGAAGTAATAAAAAACATAATTTAAATGACCCTGTCATAACTGTTAAAACTTCTAAATCAAATACCTATGCACATGAAGTAGAAGTGTTGGGGCCAAGTAAAATTATATACAGTCCCAATAAACCATTAAGTTGTGGTGCAAAAGTTTGGATTGAAACAGAAGGAGAAGTAAAAACTAAATGAGAACGATTGTATTGGGACCACCAGGTACAGGTAAGACTACAACTTTGTTAAACAAAGTTGATGACTATTTAAAAAAAACAGATCCTGACAAGATAGGTTATTTTGCATTTACAAAAAAAGCTGCAGAAGAAGCAAGAGATAGAGCAATTAAAAAATTTAATTTAACAGAAGATGATCTACCTTACTTTAGAACACTACATTCATTAGCCTTTAGAAGACTTGGAATAAAAAAAGATCAAGTTATGCAACAAAGACATTACAAAGATTTAGGTACAAAGTTAGGTTTTCCTGTAACGTATGCAGATTATCAAGAGGATCAAGGAAGTATATTTAATTCTGATAGTGAATATCTAAGAATAATACAGTTAGCACAACTTAGAAACATAACACCAGAGCAACAGTTTGATTTAAACGAACACACACAAGATCTTGAAAGAAGTACATTAAAAATTATTGCAAATGAATTAGCAAGATACAAAAAAGAATATAACTTAATAGATTTTAATGACATGATTTTAGATTTTACAAAATCAGATAAGTCACCAAATTTTGATGTAGTGTTTATTGATGAAGCACAAGATTTATCACTTATGCAATGGGACATGGCAAAAACTATTTGGAATAAAACAACTGATTCTTTTATTGCAGGGGATGATGATCAGGCTATATATAAATGGGCTGGTGCAGATGTAGATTCTTTTATAGCATTACAAGGACAATACTTACCACTAACACAGTCTTATAGAATACCTGCTAAAGTACATGGCGTTGCAATGGGTATAATTAACAGAATTAGAAACAGAATAGATAAGACATGGCAACCTAAAATTAATCAAGGCACATTACATAGACACTACACAGCAGACACAATTAATATGTCTTCTGGAGAATGGTTAGTGTTGGCTAGAACAAAACATTTATTAAAAGAATTAGAAGAATCTTTATATAGACGTGGACTTTACTACACTTCTAAATACAGAAGAAGTACAGAAAAAAATTTACATGAAGCAGCTACAGCATGGGAACATTTAAGACAAGGACAATTAGTAAATTTTAAACAGATAGAAAATATATCTAAATATATGGGACCTAAAAATTGGCACAAGAAAAAAATAAAAGGTATGGCAAAAGAATCTTTTTACGGAATAGATCAATTAGTACGTGACTATGGTCTTCAAATTAAAACAGTTTGGTTTGAAGCATTTGATGATGCAGGACAAACTAAAGTAGATTATTTAAGAAAAATGAGAAAAAATGGAGAGAAGTTAAATGAGAAACCAAGAATAGAACTGTCAACTATACACGGTGCAAAAGGTGGTGAGTCTGAAAACGTTGTGTTGTTAACAGATCTTACAGAAAATACTTTGAAGGGCTATGAAAGAAATCCAGATGACGAGAATAGATTATTTTATGTAGGTGCAACACGAACAAAAGAAAACTTACATATAATAGAACCAAAAAAATATGAAAAAGGATATATACTATGAGCGAAATATATAAAAAACAAGTAGGTGGTGATCATTACAAAAGCATGGCTATACAACCATCGGAGTTTATAAATAAAAATGATTTACCATTTGCAGAAGGAAACGCAATTAAATATTTGTGTCGCCACAAACAGAAAAATCAGAAAGAAGATTTATTAAAAGCTAAACATTACATTGATATGGCAATTGAGAGAGACTATCCAGAACCAAAAACAAGATTAGAGCAAATGAGTCAATTAAAATACGATCCAATAACAGATTAAAGGAGATAAATGATACAAGTACCATTATTTAAACCACAAACAGAATGGCTACCACCAGAAAATTTTCCAGACTTATCTAAGCACGATGAAATTGCAATTGACTTAGAAACTAAAGATCCAGATTTAATAAAAATGGGTTCAGGTTCAGTCACAGGTAAAGGAGACGTTACTGGAATAGCTGTAGCTGTTAAAGGTTGGTGTGCTTATTATCCAATTGCACATGAAGGGGGTGGTAATATGGATCGTAAAATGGTCCTTAAATGGTTTCAAGATATATTAAATACACCAGCCACAAAGATATTTCACAACGCCATGTATGACGTGTGTTGGATACGCGCGTTAGGTCTAAGTATCAGCGGAAAAATTGTAGACACGATGATTGCATCGGCCCTAG